GACCGCAAATGGTACAACGAGCGCACCGGCGACACGGCTTTGGTGCCGCAGGGGATCGACCCCGGCTGGCAGCGCAACCCCGGCAAGCTGCGCCGCCAGGCGGCAGAGGGCCTGCTGCGCGACCGGCTGGAGGCAGCACCCGAGGCGGTGCGGCTGGCGGCATTGAAGGACATGGCGACCAGCTGGCGCACCCAGCGCATTCTGAAGGATGGCGCGCCGGGATCAGCCTTCATCAGCAGCCTGCCCGAAGAGCTGGCTCGCGCCCTGGGTACGACCGAGCGGCTTGTGCGGGTGTCATCTGTGACGGCAGAGAAGCAACTGAAGGAGCATCCGGACCTGATCGTGTCGGACTACAGCCGACTCGCCGAACTGTTCACGGCAGGGGCTGTGCTGGACGTGGGGGATCGTCGCCTTGCCATTGTGGAGCAGACCGAGGATCAGCCGTGGATCGCGGTCGTGAAAGTGACAGAGAAACTGACGGAACTGTATCTGGTCAGCTTCTATCGCATCGCGTCCCGTCGCTACCTGGAGCGGCTGCGCAAAAAGGGAAAGCAGATACGGTAGTCGCGGCTGGGAGGACGTCACTTCCTCCTCGGCTCATGTCCGGGCAGACGGGATACTTGGCTCAGCCGCAGGGGCAATCTAGGGGATGGCCCGGCAGAAATCAACTGCGGTGGCCGGGCAGACCTGCCCCCGGCCCCGGACTGGCCCAAAACCGCGCCGTTAAATACCCTTTAAAGGGCCTTGTCGGGCTGGCCCGGCCCGGCGTAGCCTGAAGACGGGATGGGCCTTCAGCGGCCCGCTGGTGAAGCCCCCCGAAACGCCCCTCCCCGCCCCGATGCCTGCCCCCGAAAGCGTTCAAGGGTGATCGGCTGTGCGCGGGCGGGCAGTGTGCCGGGCATGGTGACACATCCTCTTCCCTCTCTGCGGGGCCTTGCGCTCAATTTCGAAGGCGGTGCCGTGCCCGGCTGGGTGCAGCTGACGCCGCCCGGTCCGGTGATAGTCGGGCGCGACGGGCGCAGCTGGAAGCTGTCGGACCCGGCGGCGGTGGCCGCCGCCTTCGACCCTGCGAAAGAACCGCAGATCGATCTTGAACATTCCTCCCACATCGCCGCGCCGCTGGGCATGCCCGCCCCGGCAGTGGGTTGGATCAAGGAAATGAACGTCCGCGATGGTGCCCTGTGGGGCCGTGTCGAATGGACGGCGGAAGGCGAGGCGACCGTCACCTCGCGCGCCTACCGCTATCTGAGCCCGGTGTTGGCGGTCAACAGGAAGACAGGCGAAATCCTGCAGATCGTCAGCGCCGGGCTGACCAATTCCCCGAACCTTGAAATGGCGGCCCTGAACCGCGCAACCACGGAGACAGACATGGACAAGGCGGTCCTTGACGCCCTCGGCCTTGCGGCCACCTCCACTGCGGCGGATGCCGTGGTGGCGATCAATGCGCTGAAAAGCGAAAAGACCCTGGCGCTGAACCGCGCCGAGGCCCCGGACCCCGAGCGGTTCGTCCCCAAGGCCGACCACCTGCTGGCGCTGAACCGGATCACCGCCTTCGAGACCGAAGCCAGGGCGCGGCAGGAGGCCGCGATCACGGCAGCGGTCGACGCCGCCGTCACGGCGGGCAAGGTAGCGCCTGCGTCCAAGGACTACCACCTGGCCGCCTGCCGCCAGGACGGGGGGCTGGAGCGGTTCACGGCGATGGTCGGGGCAGCCCCGGTCATTGCGCCGCCGTCCACGCTGGACCGCCGCGCCCCCGATGCCACGCCCGGCAAGCTGACCGGCGACGAGCTGGCCATGTGCCGGATGATGGGCACCGACCCCGAGAAATTCGCGGCCGAGAAGGTCGTGCAGGCACAGAAGGCAACCGAACGGGTTGCCCTGATGAAGCAGGAGTAACCCGACCATGGCGATCATCTCTCCGACGCTGCTGACCAACCTCAACACCTCGATGCAGGCTGCATTCAAGGACGGCTATGCGGGCATGCGTGCCGAGGCCTTCTGGGACAAGGTGGCAACCCTTGTGCCGTCGACCGGGGCGTCGAACACCTACGGCTGGCTGGGCGACTTCCCCCGCCTGCGCGAATGGGTGGGCGACCGTGTTGTGAAGGACATGAAGCTCTCCGGCTACGCGATCAGCAACCGGCTGTTCGAATCGACGCTGGGCGTGCAGCGCGTCCAGATCGAGGATGACCAGTTCGGCCACTTCGCCCCGATTGCAAAATCGATGGGGCAGGAAGCGGCGCAGCACCCCGACGTGCTGGTGAACGACGCGATCACGGCGGGCGAGACGACTGTCTGCTATGACGGGCAGTTCTTCTTTGACATTGACCATCCGGTGTTCCCCAACACGGACGGCACCGGCACCGCCACGACCTGGACGAACTTCACCACCGGGGCCGGCGCGCGCTGGTATCTGATCGACGATTCGAAGGTGCTGAAGCCGCTGATCTTCCAGGAGCGGACGAAGCCCGAGATGGAAATGAAGTTCGATCCGTCCACCTCGGACACGGCCTTTACCAAGGACCTGTACCAGTGGGGCATCCGCTATCGCTGCGCCGCAGGCTACGGCTTCCCGCAGCTGATCCACTGCGGCCGCACCACGCTGAACGCCGCCAGCTTCGAGGCGACCCGCACGATCATGCGCAGCCTGAAGGCCGACGGCGGTCGCCCGCTTGGCGTGCGCCCGACGCTGATCATGGTCGGGGCCAGCAACGAGGCCGCCGCGAAGGCGCTGTTCGAAACCCAGTACCTGTCCAGCGGGGGGTCCAACCCCAACTACAACGCCGTCAAGGTGCTCGTGAACCCGTGGATGGCCTGATCATGAGCAAAATCGATCCTATCAGCGCCTCGGTCCTGGTCACGTCGAACCCCGGTGGCGAGTTCGAGGGGCACTTCCGGCTGGGCCAGTTCTGGCCCCGCGCCGGGCGGGTGGTGGCACAGGATGCCTTCACGGCAGACGAGTGGGCGGTGCTGACCGCCGACACCCGCCTGCACATCGGCCCCGCGCCGGACGAAGCCGAGGTCGAAGCCGAGGCAAAGGCGCAAAGCCTGAAGGACCAGATCGTGGCGGTCCTGGGCACGCTTGAGCCGGGCGACTTCGAAGCCGACGGCCAGCCCAAGCTGGGCGCGGTCAGGGAACGGCTGCCCGAGCAGGCCAGGAAGATCACGGCCAGGCTGGTGGCCGAGGTCTGGGCCGGGCTGAAGCCCGCCGTCTGATCACCATCGCCGGGCCGCACGGAGCGGCCCGGCGCACCGCCCGCTGATTGGAGGCGGGACGGAGCGCGGGGTTCGGGGGTCGCCGCCGCGCTGAGGGATTGACCCCCACCATCAGTCAAGGACGCCCGCCATGCCCGCCTACGCCACCCAGGCCGATATCGCGACGCTCTACGGGGCGAATGCCCTGGTCGTTGCCGATCACAACCGGGACGGCATTGTCGACAGCGCGGCGGTCACCCGCGCGCTGACCTCGGCCAGTGACGAGATCGACACCTATCTGGCCGCGCGCTACACCCTGCCGCTGACCGAGGTGCCGGGCTTCCTGAAGACGCTGGCGGTGGACATCGCGCTCTACCGTCTGGCGCTGTCGGCGGACGTGCTGAGCGACGAGCACCGCAAGCGCTATGAAGATGCGCTGGGTCACCTGAAGCGGATCGCCAAAGGCGAGGCGGCGCTGGTGTTCACCGCCACCCCGGCCACGGGTGACATCGACGTCAGCGGCGCGCAGCCCATCGTTTCTGGCGGCCCGGCCAAACTGTTCACCCGTGATCTGACGAGGGACCTCTGATGGCCGGGGCGATGGTGACCATCACGCTGGACGCTGCGGGCATGGCCGATGCCAGGGCCGCGCTGGACCGGCTGTTCAGCGCGGGGCTGCAGCAGGTCAGCTATGAGATCGGCAGCCTGGTGGAAGACCAGACCAAGCGCCGCATCGCCGATGACAAGACCGCGCCGGATGGCACGCCCTGGGCGGACTGGTCCGAAGACTACGCGGCCACCCGCAAGGCCGGCGTGCAGTCCCTGCTGGTCGGGCGCGGCGATCTGCTGGACAGCATCCAGAACTACACGAGCGGCGACACGATCCGGGTGGGCACCAACCTGGTCTACGGCGCGATCCACCAGTTCGGGTCGGCCGGTGCCGAAGGCGGCATCCCGGCGCGTCCCTACCTTGGCCTGTCGCGGGAGGACGAGCGCGAGATCACCGATCTGGTGATCGGGCGGCTGGAGGACCTGCTGCAATGAGTGCGACGCGCCCCGATCTTCTGGCGGCTCTGCCCGGCCTGGTCGCCGCCCGGATCAGGCTGGTGCTGCCTGGCTTGCGCGAATGCCGGGGCATTGCCGGGCGCTTCAACCTGGACATGCTGAAGGCCAGGGGCGTGGCGGCACCGGCGGTGCTGGTCAGCCGGTTGCGCCTGCGCCAGGACCAGACCTTTGCCGGGCCGCACCACACCTTCATCGTGCAGATGGGGGCCTTCATCGTGGCCAGGGATGAGCTGGGCCTTGGCCGGGACGAGGCGGTGGCCAACATCGCCCAGGCGCTGCTGCAGCTGATCCCCGACACGCTCTGGGGCCTGCCCGCTGATCTGGGCCCGGCCCAGGACGTGGCCGAGGAGCCGATCCTGTCCGTCAGCACCGAAAGCCGGGCGATTGCCCTGTCTGCCGTGACCTGGTCGCAGCCGGTGGCGCTGCGCGGTCTGCCCGAGGCGCTGGCAATCACGCCGCAGCTGTACCTGGGCCAGGCCCCGCGCATCGGCGCGGCGTTCGAGGATGACTACGAGCTGATCGGGGGTGCGGCATGACGCGCGCAGCGGCCGAGGCCGACCGCCAGATCGGCAACCTGTGCCAGGTGGGCTATGTCACCGCCGTGGACAACGCCACGTCGCGCGTCCGGGTGCGCATCGGCGATCTGGACACGGCATTGATCCCGGTGCTGCAGATCCGGTCGGGCACGATCCGGCTGCACTGGATGCCCTCGGTCGGGGAACAGGTCACGGTCTATGCCCCCTCGGGCGACATGGCGCGGGCTTTCGTGGGCGGGTCGCTGCCGGTCGACGGCAACGCAGTGGCCCCGAATGCCGCCAGCCCGACGATGGACCTGGGCGGCGGCACGGTGCGGATCATCGGCAAGCTCTACGTCGATGGCGATGTCGAGGTCACCGGCAAGATCGACGTGACGGGGCCGGTCACCTGCGACGCGGATGTTGTTGCCTCGGGCAAAAGCCTGGTCGGCCATATCCACCCCGAGTCGATCGGCACCGTCACGGGGGTGCCGATCTGATGCCGGGCCTGTCCGCCACCACCGCCCGCCTGCTGCCCGAAGAGCAGCACCTGGCGCAATCGATCAACGACATTCTGGCGACCCCGCTGGGCAGCCGCGTGATGCGGCGCGACTACGGGTCGGACCTGCCGCGCCTGATCGACGCGCCGCTGAACGGCGAAACCCTGGTCGATCTGTTCGCCGCCA